GTGTCATCGGGGTATGTGTTGCTCCACCGACGAGCCACGTCATCTGTTGTTCGACCGTGCTCGTTACATTGATGGGTGATGAACGCTTTTGCATTCTCAGATACAGCCATACATCACTCTCCTTACGAAGCGACTGTATCAGGGAAGAGTCGGCCAGACTGATTGATTGCATCAGCCTCATAGTTTTCGGCACACATGCAAGAGCCAGGATCAAGCATCGATCCCAATGTGCCGTATCCCATGGTGTTCCCTTCGATCATTCCCGTAGCTGCCGCGGAGAAGATGATGGCCTCACCATCCGTCATCACGTTCCTGGCGACATAGCAATCGAGATGGGCTACGCCGGAATTGATCGCTCCCGTATCCCATTGATTGGTGTTGTTCTGACCCATAAACAGGTTGTCAGTGATCGTGATGTGATGGGCACCAGCGGCTTCAATCTCGATCGCCGCATCCGGCCCGTTCGCTGTAATCACAAACCGGTTACGGATGACGGTCGTATGCAAACCAGCTGCCGGAATGGTGATCGTTTCAAGATCATTGCTTCCACACTGGAACGTGCAGTCCCTGACCGTCAAGCCTGCTGCACCAGCATCGATGCGCGACGTGTTTGCCGCTGAGCTGGCATTGAAATGCAAGTCTTCGATCACGCAGTTGGCACCCGTTACACCGATACCATCACCCGTTGAACTCAGATTCAACGTGATCGCAGACGGCTTTATAGGAGAGTCTCCTGCCTGTCCTGCGATGGTGATATCATCCTTGCTGATCGTCACGGATGACGTGAGCGTCAATGTGCCCGGCAGCAAAACGATCGTATCTCCCCGACCTGAGACAGCCGCGCTATGAGCACCTGACAGCGTGCTCAACGGTTCTTCTGGCCGAGTGCCCTTGTATGTATCAGAGGCACCGATGCCATTGACGGCAGGCGTGCCGCCGCCTATGAAGAAAACCTGGCCTCCAGGCTTCTCCAGGTTGACCCATCTGCCGTCGATTTTATCAAGTCTTGCCATTGTTTCCTCAAGAAAGAATTGGAGACGGGGGCTTTGGCCGAAGCTACTCACCCCCCTCTGTCATACCAGCGAGTCTACACTGCTGGCGAGGTTTCGTTACGCTCCAGGTGAACCGAACACACCGCGAGGATCTGCCCAGCCACTAGACTGACGGAACAAGCCCTTGAACTTGATATCACCCGTATCGAAATCGTAAACGTCCGAAGTCGTAAACGATTCGCGCTCATACAGGTTGAGCTTGTGGTTGTCATTCGATGCCAGGAGAAACCAGGCGTCCGTATCGGTCAGGTAGTCCCAGACCTGCATTGTCAGGCCCAGGCCGTTGACCGGCTGTACGGCGTTGGTGTTGTCCTCTGGCGTCTGGTTGCTGTCGAGGATGCGAGCAGCATTGAACTGATTGTCGGGCGACACGAGCAGCGTCTCCGGCTTGACCTGAAGTCGCTTGCCACCACCATCACGGAAGTTCCTGAAGTCGATCAGAGCCTGCTCAAGACTTGTCGTCGAGAGGTCGGCAGCTGTCGACAGCTCGTTGCGATAGGAAGCTCCGTTTTCGCGAACGTGATCGGTCGCGAAAAGTTCCTTACCGTCCGGTCCTGTGTAGCTGCTGTCGAAGCCGTTGTTGAAATGGTTCGACAGAGTTGTCTCTTCCGTGGCGTAGGCCATGCGGCCAAGCTCGGAAGGACTGTCTTCCATCACACCATAGAGGTCGTCAGACCACTGCTCCATCGTGATGCGTATACCCTTCGCAAACACGGTGTGCGTGTAGGTGTTCAGGAAGCCTTCTACCGGCGAGTCATAGTTGATGCTCTCGCCTTCACTTTTCTCGTCCATAATCCCCAAGCCGCCGAATGTCAGCGAGTGCTCACGGATCTGTGTCGAGTCATAGGTATTGAAGATTGACCTACCAACGGGGTCCCGCTGAGACCACGCTTGATACACGATCATGTGTATACCGCGTAGAGTGGTATCATTCGGGAAGTTGGCAGTCCTTGCTACTGCTGGCATTATCCAATCCTCCTAAAGACGTTAGATACCAGTATTAGAAACGACCGCGCCCTTGTAGTTATGGGCGTGCTCGTTAAGCAGAACTCTCCAAACGGCATTGTCTCCTGCCGAGTTTGCTGAATTTGCTACGACATCGAGAATGCGGCACGTCGCCACCGTCGCTGCCAGGCTGCCAAAACCGAGTTCGTGACCCGACAGGTTCGTGGTAGACGAACCTGTTCCGGCTACGTGATCGCAGTTCTGGAAAATGGTAGTCTGCGCTCCCGTTGCTGCGGCATCATCCTGGGCGTGATACTCCTGCTGCGGATGGTCTGCGACAGCGACGGTTCCTGCTGTCGAGGCAGCAAGAAGGTCGAGGGTCGAGCCGAAGATGTAATCACTGCCGGCATCAGCTGGCGTGATGTTGCCGTCGTTCTCGTACTTGACGAGATCGTTGATGAACAGTGCCGTGGAGTTACTGGCATCGACACTGTATGGTCTCGCTCGCAGCAAAGGCGTCGCCAAAAACCCATTAGGGGTATCTGCATTTGCCATCGCTTTTTCTATCTCCTATGCGTATATCGATTTTCGCCAGGGACCGGAGTTGGCAATGCTGCATCGCCAGAGTCGACACGCTTTTCTACTGTGCGTGACAGACGCATGGCATTTTCGTGCGGCATCCCCTGCCTCCGGTAGTAGTCGTATGCGTTCCTGCCTAAATCACTCTGCGAGTTCTCGCGGTTCTCCTGCCTGGCGACGGTTTCGCCCTGCCGTCGAACCATCTCCCGCTTGAGTGCGTTGCGCTTTTCTTTCAGCTGCTTGGGAACCTCCATCAGCACCAGCTCGTTTGCGCGAGCTGACGTGTCTTCGTGCGAGTGCTGGTTCGGCATATCTGCGTCCCCGCGCTCGACCATGACCATTCCCCGATCTTTGTATCGGTCGACGTTCTTGGCCGTCACCCACCGAAGCTCGCCACCTCGACCTCGGACCTTGTCCTTGATCTCGTCAGCGACATAGAGGTAGTCGAAGTCTTCGAAGTCGTCGGTCACATCCAGGCCCGTTGGGTTGAACTCGTCCAGTGTTTCTCGGGCTTCGATGTCCTTCAGCTTCGTGTATGCATCCCATCCCAATTCCGTCCAGTGCAGCCGGGCAAACTCCAGCTTCGTTTCGTGCTCCTGGTCCAGGTGATGTCCAACGGCATTCTTCTGCTCGTCGACTTCCCCGAACGTCGCCTGCCAACCACAAAACGGGCACTCGATGTTGCCCTCGGCATTGGGGTCCAGCTTGGTCATTGCCCACAGTCCCGACACGGACGGCTTCGTGACGACCCTGGCTTTCTTCTGCTGCGTTGTAGTCGCCATTTAACCCTCGTCTCGGGTGTGGACAAACGTCCGTTGAAAAGCGGGTTGCGTCTGCTGCATCTCGGTAACAGGTTGCGCCACCTGGGGCTGACCCTGGGGCGTTCCCATCGTTCCACCGAGATCACGCAGCTGCTCGATGGTCATCTTCCCAAACTGCCTCGGGAAGCGTTGCTGGATATCGCGCAGCTGAACGTCGTTGTTGTCTCTCAGCTGCTGCTCGGTAACGCGAGGTGCGCCAGGCTGAAGAGGATTGGTGCCTCCTCCGTTTGGTGTCGCCGGGCGCGTTGTCGGCTTGATCTCTCCATTGCGGAGCATATCCGTCCATACCTGGTTCAGCAGATGCCGTTGATTGTTCTGCTGTCCCCAGGCTGAATTCTGCCGTATCGCATTGCCCATCCTTCTGCCGATTTCCTTCTCAGCAGTGTCATCGATCAGACCGCGAGCCTTCATTCCGGCCAGCTCTTCAGCCATCTGCATCGATGCCGTTACGCTGCCGAGCTTCGTATCGAGTTCGTTCTGCAAATCGCTACGAATCTCACTCCGCAAACCTTCGACTGTTTCGCGTGCAACGTGTTCGGACACACCCCGAACGGCCTGGTAGGCTTGCTGACCATCCTGGTCTTCACCGAATGGCCTGCGTATTTCATCTACCTGGTTGTCCGGCTCGGCAGCTGGTGCTTGCTGCTGTCCATACTGTTGTGCCTGCTGGACCTGATTTGCCAGCAGTTGATTCTGCTGCTGCACGAGGTTCAAAGCCTGTTCGGCTTCGCGCCTTCGTGTAGACTCTTCCCTCAACCGGTATGATGGCACCTGGCCGGATGCCTCATCAGTGTCGTCGGGTGCCGCTCCTGGATCGGGCTGATCTATCGTGTCAGCCGACGCAAACCGAATCTCAGGTTCGGGATCGGGAGTAGGCGTGCTCCCCGCCGCGCTATCGGGCGCAGCTGCCGGTGCCTGTTGTTCTACATTTTCTTCGGGCATTGTCGCAGCCTATCGCGTGATGGTGTCGTGCAGTGCTACGTGATTGTTGAAAAGGCGTGCAGGCCTTTACCACATCTTGCGGCTCGGGGTGCCAGACTTCTTCTTCCCCGCTTTCTTCATACCACCTTTGTTAGACTTGCTGGCACGCTTGCCACCTCCAGAGTTGGAGTTGCTGCCACCGTCATATTTTTTCGCGCTGGGCATCTACTGGATCACCTCCTCAGGTTTGTCGTTTCGCTTTGTTCTGCTGCTTGTCACGTCGAGCGGCTTCTGCCTCCAGCATTCGAGCGGCTTTCAGCAGCTGCCCAACACTCAGTCCTTCTTCAATCATCACAGGGTCCGGCGTCGGCCTTCCCATGATCTCGGGAGGGGAGTCGGCAAAATCCATGAAGACGACCTTGCGACTGCTATTGACCCTCGTCCGCATTACGGACTGTTTCGTTGCTACCGGTAAATCGAGTATGGGCATCCTTCTCTAGCCGCCTGAGAAACTCATAGATATCTCGCACACCCTGGTGCTGTCCTCCGCGATGCATTCTCTCGTCAGGGTCGACCCCGGCACGCAACGTGTTCAGAGCTTCCTGGCCGGTACCGTTCACCCTCTCCAAAACCTCGCGAAGGATGAGGTCCCAACCAGGGTGCAGGCTGACCTCCAGTATTTGCTGCCAATCCTCGTTACTGTGATTCACGCCGCCTCTGTTCTTCGGTGAGCTTGTGCAACCCCACGCCTGTACCACCCAAAGCCAGCCATCGCTGAATCATCAAGTCGTCAGGATCGAAGGCGACATAGTTGTGGGTCAGCTCTTCCTCGGGTGTCTCAATCAGCTGAAACTTCACGTCAGGAACTTTTGCCTGCTGTTGCTGCAAAAACTCCATCGCTTCTTTCCGAGAAGTGAACGAGCCGGACAACCAGTTCGAAGTCCAGGGGATACCCGAGTCTGGATTGATTCCTTTGACTGTAAATGGTTGCCGAGACCCCTGATCGCGATACTTTACCCCTTTGATGCCTGCGTGCAGCATATCCATCGATGCCGCCTCTCCCGCCGCCTCATCGGTCATCCCGCTTGCTCGCAGATTTTGCTCAATAGCGTGGTGGATGTCTATGCCCGTAGCCTCGGGATTGATCGCCCACGACCCGCCTGTTGCTTGCGCCTCGTCGAGATAAATGGTGAGTTCTACTTCGGCTGCATCGAGATCAAGCCAATCCTGCGGAGTTCTTTCTGGATATTTGTATTGTGAGGTTCTCCAATCCCATTGCGGGCCCCCGAGCTTGTCATTTGCTGCCTCGATCTTTGCCTTCAATTCCTCGATGCGCTTCATAACCGCAGGATCGTCGGTTTTCCAACGCAACACCGACTCGGTATCCTCCAGGTGTGCGCGGCCGCTCGACGGCGCGATGCTCCCCCGGTACACCAGCTCAGTTAGCGAGTCCTGGATCTCCTCGCTTTGCTCGGAAAACGGCAGATCGTGGTGCAGAAGATCCTCTGGTGATACCTGGTAATCGATCTCTGCCATTGCACCCTTACGGTTGAACGTTGGCGCGATCTCTTCATTAAACCATTTCAGTGCCTCGTCAGAATAGCTGCCCAACTCCGCACGTTCTTCGATGCCCATCAGGTCGCCATCGATCATCAGGTCTTCCAGCACCTGGCGTTTTTCGTTAGCAAGGTCATGAGCCCTATAACCTTGCTCCTGAGCTTCGACCGTCCGAGGAAGACGCGGCCAGGCAACGTCGGCTTCATGTTCCAAGTCTTCGTAAATCTTCAAGACCGGCGTGTCCCCAACCATCATCTCCGTGTCATATTCCACACTGCGATCACGATACCCTCGCGGCACGTCCACCTTGCCACCCGTATAGTGTCCTGCACCGCGCACCATCGCTCCTTCACCGCTACGGAACCTCTCATTGCTGAAACGACCCAGGGGGAAGCCCTCTTCAGGCGCAAACCGTTCTGGTGTGCCGTGCCAGGAACGTATACCCTTCGTAGGTGCTTTCTTTCCTGCACCGATTGTCCTTGCCACAAAAGGTGCCGCAGCTCCAAGCATCGGCGCGCCGATGTCGATCGCGTGCTCGATCGGGTTGGCTGTCTCGGGCAGGAACCCTGCCAGGTCGCTACCCAGGTCGCGAAGGTTATAGGCACCCTCATCGGTGCCGATCGTCGTCCGTATCAGGGGAAGAGCTGGCAGCTGCTCAGCCAGAGCCTGTATCGCCGTCATCAGGTTATAGCGTCCCGCCTGGGGATCATCAGGATCGATTTTGTTTGGATCAGCCAAGTTGTGGAGGTCCTCCACCTGTTCCATTACCCTGGGTTTGCGCCTGGTAGGTCTGTGCGAAGTTGCTGACGCCACCCTCCGTAGGTATCTGTGCCGCAGCTCGGTTTGCCGTGTCCGCTGCCTGGGGCATCCCCCCGCCGCCCTGCTGCTGTGGTCCGGCCATCTGCTGCTGTGCAGCCTGCTGCTGCATCATCTGCTTCTGCTGCATGGCCTGCTCATGCATCTGATAGTGTTCGCTGATCGCTCGCTCAGCGTTAGGCTCCTCTAGTGCCGACCACATCGGCCCATTCAGGAACTCCGTGATCTTGTCCATGTGATCCTGATCGTTGTCAGCCGGATTGACGGGAGCTGGTGCTCCCGGTCCGAAGACGTGCTGGATCATCTGCGCGTTTTCCTCATCCTGACTCTTGGGCGTACCTGCCGACACCGCATTGTGGGGACCGATGAAGGCTTCGATCTCCTGTTCGCGATATCCCATCGATCGCAGCAGCTCGGCGGTGACCTCCCACAGTCTTCCCATATCCTGGCTGACCAGGGGGTTCTGTCCGAGAAACTGGAAGGCTTGCGAAGCACGCTGAAACCTGTTCTGCTGAGCCATCATTCCGACGTTGGCACCAAGCCTGAAGTCGTACATCCCTCGGAACCAGAGGTCGTCTCGCGTCAGATTCTCGCGGGAGATCGAGGACCGCTCGCCCTCCAGCCTGAAGGACCTCTCCTGGGGTCCCCACTGCATCTCCAGGTTGTATATCAGCCGGGCCAGGAACGAGAAGGACTCGGCATCCTGCGACAGGGGCTGAGCCAGCCGAGCTTCAGCTTCGGCCTTGGTACCCAGGAAGCCGGTGGCGTGACGTGCCGACGCCCCCGATTGGGGAGAGATACCCAAAAACAGGTCGGTGATGCCCATCACACGCTCGATGATCGTCAGGAGGAGGCTCTCCTCCTGGTGGTAGAACGAGGTGACGTTCTGCACCTGGGGTGCGACGATATCCCTGGGGTCATCGACGGGCACCAGCTCCAGGGGTCTGAGGGTGATGTCATTGGGGTTGATGTAGCTGGAGGCGCGAACGAAATACCACGGAAGGTTCGTTGCCGTACCCACGTCGACGCGCATGTTGTGGATGGTGTCCAGCTCCTCGGAGAGGTGCTCGACGATCTCCATCACGCCCATGGAATAGAATCGGTTGCTGATGGTCTGGTAGTGCAGCTCCAGCAACGGACGGTCGCCGGTCCACATCAGGTCCGTCAAAAGAAAGCCGCCGAGGAAGATCCTGGGGTTCTTCACAATGAAGAACACCATCTCCTCATCCTCGCCGGTGTCAGGGTGGGGATAGGACCCGTAGTAGGTCAGGACCTCAAACTCGGGGTTCTGGCGACTCTCCGGCGTTGTCGCTCGGGACTGCGACCTGTTGATGCCGTCCATATTGTCCTGAAGCCGCGTGCGAGCATTGTTCTGGCCCCCGCCCTCAGTCTGTCCGGCGCGGGTCTGGTCGGAAGCATTGTCGATCCACCATTCCTCATCGCGGTCGTCAGCAAACAGCTCGGAGTAGGTTCCAGCCGCTTCCTTCTTCCGCATCTGCGACAGCGTTTCGTGGTGCCGCACATAGACCCAGTCCGCTCCACCGGGATTTTTCAGCCGGAGGGGCTGGAGGTTCATGCATCCAATAGGGGCGACGACATCGTCCCACTCCAGGGGATACATCACCGGACCCCGGTAGAGGGTGCCCTCCTCAATCTGCGACTCCTGCTGGTCTCCAGGCAGCTCAACAGGCTCGCCGGTCTCCTCATCGATCGCGATCTCATCGCCATACTGCACCGGCTCCAGCAACGGGTTGACGACCCGATAGCGGTAGGTGTCGTTGACATAGCTGACGAGGGAAACGGAACTGCCGTGGATAAGTCGAATTTTCGAAGCGCGGGACCACATCTCGCGAGCATTGGCTCGCTTGGGCTGGAGGTGCCACTCGACCAGTTGCGCGGAGTCTTTCGCCACCTCCTGATCGTCGTTCTCTTCCCAGACAGCCTGAACGAGCGGCGTCTGTGCCCACATCGTATGAACGAGGCGAGCATTCAGCGCGTCGACGAGCCAGTAGGGCATCTGAACGTGAAGGTGAGATGATCCCGGCCAGGGTCCCTGGCGTTTGGCAAACTCCTCAACCTGACCTCGGAACATCTGATCGTAGGTCTTGTGCTTTCCGGCCCACACTTCGCGAGCAATGATGCCGTCCTCATAGACACGGACGCACATCTCCGCGATCTCCTCCTGCTCTTCTTTGGAGTATTTGAGCGGCTCGGGATCGGGAAAGGTCGGAGCCTGCCGGATGTCGACAGGTTCCTCTGTCATGGCGAGGGGGTCCAACGCCTCATTCATCAAGTCGGAGATACCCAGGCCGGACAAAGCACCCTGGATGTCGCCCCCAAGCTGATCTGGAGGTAGTGCCATAGCTACGTGCCAAAAAAAGCCTGGCCGCTGCACGGAGAGGTGCAGCTCTCGCTACGGCAACGACCAGGCACAAAAAAAACGACCGCAAACGTACAGATCGGGGATTTGCCGATCTGCACATCGGTCGTTCTTCAAGCAGGCGAAGGGAGGTGATTCCTCGCCACGGGGGTTTGCGCGAATATAAAGCTATTCGCTACCCGTTGTCAACACTACTTCAAAAGGCCCTCTTTTTTCATCCACCTTTCAGCCTGCGTCCACACGTCGCCCAGGCGATTTCGAAAGATCTGCTGACCCTCCAGGTCATTGACGATCGCTGATCCGCAATATTCACAACTTGAGTAGTCCCGACCGTCATCGCCGCGCACACCCTTCCAGTTGCACGTGGAACTTGTGCAACTCTTCAGGTGGAGGGCACAGTCCAGGAGCGCAAATCGGGAATTGTCTTTGATATCCTCTTCAAATCCCGACCAATCCAGGTTGTCATCGAGGTCTCTGAGCGTCATAGGTAAAATTATTTGTGATTAGATAAGAAAATTTATGCCGGTG